CTTGGAATGTATCCAAGGTGGCATAGGGATTCGTCAAATGATTGCATCAATGCAACACCTACAGGATGCCCCGAAGTCTTTATCCACTATGTACAAAATCTATGGGTCGTTCATTGAGATGGAACGAGCAAAGATCAATGGTGCTGTCGGTAAGAAGGTCATAGACCAAGCCTTAGAGGGTGACTTTAAATCACAAGAGTTGTTCCTACGATCTAAGGGTGGCTGGAGTCCAACTCAGACTAACATTGAAGTTGAACAAGAGACTGACCCCGAACTAGACGAGAGTGCTACCGATACACTCATGTCGCTACTTGGATACAACACTGATGCCACCGAAGAAGAAACAACCTGTTCCTGTGAGGAAGATAACTGCCGATGCTCTTAGGGGATTACCCAAGAGTAAAGTTAAGGACATCTTCGATCAGCTAGGGCCACAGAAGACTGAGGAACTTAAGCATGACTGGATGTTTTGGGCGAGGGATAACCAACTTGAGCCTAGTGATCCCGATTGGAATGTTTGGTTTATTAATGCAGGTCGTGGATTTGGTAAAACTCGCTCTGGTGTAGAGTGGGTACGAGAGAATGTTAAGCGTGGTGTCAAACGTATTGCTGCTGTAGCTTCCACTAACTCAGATATTGAACGAGTTATGGTCAAGGGTGAATCTGGTTTCCTATCGGTATGCTGGAAGAACGACAAGACACACGCAGGTAAGAAGATGGGGTTCCCTGAGTGGTCTCCAACCAAGCGTACACTTACATGGGAGAATGGAGCGCAAGTACAGTTCTTCTCCGCTGAGGAACCTGAGCGTCTTCGTGGGCCACAGTTTGAGTTAGCATGGTGTGATGAGACTGCTGCTTGGAACAAGGACATGGACACTTGGCAGATGCTACAGTTCTGTATGCGTCTGGGTAAACACCCAAGGATCATGGTTACGACCACCCCTAAGCCAACCAAACTTATTCGTCAGATACTCAAAGACCCTAAGACTGTCGTTACCACGGGTAGTACCTTTGATAACTCAGCCAACCTAGCTAACACATACCTCACTGCTGTTAAAGAGCAGTACGAAGGGACTAGACTAGGTAGACAAGAGCTTTACGCTGAAGTCCTAGAAGAAGCTCAAGGAGCCTTGTGGACTACCGTAATGCTAGATGATGCCTCAGTCAAACATGAGGCTGTCCCAGACCTTTCCCGTATTGTCGTTGCACTTGATCCCGCTGTTACCTCTAACGCTGAGAGTGACATGACGGGTATTATTGTCGCAGGTATTGACATTAACGGTATTGCCTACGTCCTCGGTGATTATACTGATAGGTTATCACCACAGGGTTGGGCATCTAAAGCTATTCAACTGTATCACCACTACCAAGCTGACCGTATTGTAGCGGAGGTTAACCAAGGTGGTGACATGGTTAAGCAGACGATCCACGGAGAAGACCCTACAGTACCTTATAAGGCTGTTAGAGCATCCCGTGGTAAGTTCGCTAGGGCTGAACCTGTATCGGCATTGTACGAGCGTGGTTTAGTTAAGCATGTGGCTAATCCCCCTGATGGGGCTTCGCTGAACGAACTAGAAACACAAATGAGAACGTGGGAACCACTAGGGTCGATTGGCTCCCCAGATAGACTTGATGCCTGTGTATGGGCAATTACAGACCTCTCACTCAACGGATATGCGAAACCCAAACTGACCCTCGCTTACTCAAGTGCTAAGGGACTTTCACAGAAATAATATTGGAACCTCCCTCATGGTTAAGAAGCTCTCGGAAGCCAAAGCTAAAGCCACCCTTGGTGTAGCTGGTGATAACACACATAACGGTCAAATCCGTGCTGATGAGTTTCTCCCTGAACTGCGTGGCAAGAAAGCCATACGCAAGTATCGTGAGATGCGTGACAATGATAGTACCGTTGGTGCTGTTATGTATTCTGTTGAGCAAATCCTTCGTGATGTTGACCTTCATGTAACTCCAGTTGACGATAGTGATGCAGCTAAAGCGGAAGCTGACTTCGTTAAGAGCGTTCTTGATGACATGGATCATACCTTAGATGACCACATTGCAGAAGCCTTGTCGTTTCTGTCGTATGGCTTTGGTTGGTTCGAGGTTATCTACAAGCGGCGTGTTGGCCCTAACGAGCGTTCTGACAAGAAACACTCTAAATATACAGATGGACGTATTGGTGTGCGTAAGATCGCAGCCCGTGCGCCTTGGACTATCAATAAGTTTGATGTCGATCAGAAGACTGGGGATGTTCTAGGTATTGAACAGTCAGTTGGCCTTATGGCAAGCAAGAATTATATCCCAGTTAATAAATCCTTGTATTACCGCACTACCTCAATAAATGGTGATCCAAGTGGCCGTAGTATTCTTCGTAACGCTTATACTTCTTACGAGTACCTTAACAACCTACAGGCTATTGAGGCCATTGCGGTTGAACGAGAGTTGGCGGGTATTCCTGTCGCTCGTATTCCCGCTGAGTATCTTTCTGGGGACGCTTCTTCTGCTCAATCAGGATTTGTACACAACTTGCAGCAAATCTTACGAGACGTTAAGTTCAACGAGCAGGGTTACATTATACTGCCTTCCGACACCTACCCCGATAAAGACGGAGCGCCTTCCTCCACTAGATTAGTTGACATTGAGCTTATGGCATCCAATGGTAAACGCAACATTGACATTAACCCAATCGTAAGTCGTTACCAGCATGACATTGCCCGTAGTGTCCTTTCTGAGTTTCTTCTGCTTGGTTCCTCTGGGGGTTCTTATGCTCTCTCCAAGTCGAAGACAGACCTGTTCCTCCGTGCGCTTGAGAGTTACATCCAAGCAATCGTTGACGTTCTCAACAAACAGTTGGTCGAGCGTCTTTGGCAGTTGAACGGTCTGAATTATGACCTGATGCCAACTATTGAGGCTGGTGATGTTGCTCCACATGACCTCCGTGAAGTAGCTGCTTTCCTACGGAACCTCAATGGTGCTAACATTGATGTATCGTCGCATCCAGAGGTTGTTAAAGACCTTATGGACATTGCAGACCTAGAGTATGATCCTGAAGTTGGTCGTTCTACTACAGATGAGGAAGAAGCGTAATGGCAACTTTATCTAACGCAGTATTTGACAGTGGTTTGTCCACACTTACGACCAATGGTACACGCATTGACATCTGTTCCACTGAACCTACGACATACGCTGAAGCTACCTCCACCTATACGTTAGGTAGTGACACAGCAAGCATAGGTTCCCCTGCTGATCGTACTGGTGGTGGACGTGAGGTCACTGTAGCTGCCGTAGCTGACGCTACCGTTACAGGCACAGGTACAGCTAGTTTCTTTGCTATCACTAATGGAACTGACACTCTGTATGTAACTGGTGATCTTACTACCGCTCAGTCTGTAACAACTGGTAACGCATTTTCTCTGGGGTCATTCACAGTCGGTATTCCTGACCCAGCATAAGGGGTCTAGGGTATGTCCAGCAGGATATTACAACAAGATAGTGACGCACTTTTAACGCAGAACAATGAGTTTCTCATCAATGAGAACTTTATTGCAGCTAACAGTATTGTTACGGGATCACCTGTAGTTGGTTCCACGGGTATAACCCAAGATCATAACATTGCCCCTACCAACATTTCCACTGGGGCTTCGGTTGTTAGCACTACGGGTATAACCCAAGACCACAACCTGTCTACAGTAGGTGTCATATCTGGTCAGGTCGTTATATCTACAGCGGGTCTAATACAGAACCATTCGCTACAAGCCAATGATCTAGCTACAGCCAGCCCTGTCATTCCTTCGGTGGATGCCACTGAGCTTGAGAACTTCACAGTTGCACCTGTCATCACGGGTACACCGACCGTAGGACAACCTAGCTTTGCTCAGGTTCATAACATCGGGTTAGCTGACGTAGTAACGTCTAGGCCCATCGTCCAGAGTGCTGATGATCCTAACGCAATAATCATAGCAGAGATTGAGGAAATACAACAGATGTTTGGTGGTTGGAACAGACGAATATACGAAGTGCCAGATGGTCGTCTCGTTCAAGCTGAACGTGAGATAAAGTCTACCTTTGGGGACACGGTATCTATCGACAAGAAGGCCAAGAGCCTACTCAAGTTTGGTAAGTCTGCTGAACTATCTGCCGATACGATTGAGACCGTCTGGTCTTATGGTGGAAATGAGGTCTATGTACAAGACAACCTTATTGACAGCATCTCATCGTCTAATGTTGTAGACAACGAAGAGATTTACCTTGAGTGTCACACAGTGGAGGGTACAGGTGCAGATCAGCAGTTTACCTTTATGACACAGACGATAAATCTAAATGGTCAAACTAGAGTTGCCCTTCCTACACCTGTCGCTCGTGTATCCAAGGCATACAACAATAATGGCACAGAGTTAGTTGGTAATGTATATGTGTACCAGAACACTGCCCTAGTAGCTGGTGTCCCTCAAGACAGCACTAAGGTTCACGCACATATTCCTCAAGGCTTTCAGCAGTCCTTCAAGGGTGCAACAACATTTAGTAACGAAGACTACTACGTTCTAACAGGTGGGTTTGGCTCCGTGTCAAACAAACAGGCTGCAAGCGTTGATTTCTACCTTGAGGTAAGAACACCGGGTAAGGTCTTCCGTCAAGGTGCTGCGGTTAGTGCAGGTTCCGCTGGAGGTAGTTGGGATATTGACCTTGATCCCTGCATCATCATCCCCAAGAACGCAGACATAAGAATTACCTGTGAGACTGCTACCCAAGGTGCTGTCGTATTCGGGAGTTTCAAAGGTTATCTAGCAAAGGTTACAGGTTAATGAAAGTTGGTTCTAAAGTATCCACCCTCCGTAAAGCACAATACGCTAACGACATCTTCACCACTGAGCCTGAAGCTATCTCTCGTTCTATGGACTTAGGTATGGGTGGAGCCACTCACGTCTCTGAGTACGATGGACAGGCTGTGTACATGCCCGGAGAGAGCCACGAGGCTTATCTTTCGTTCTACGAAGGGGGTGAGCCTACCGAAGAGGCAGAAGAGCCTTCAGTGAGCCGTATAGAGGCTCTCAGGGCTGTTGTAGCTGAGATACTAAAGACTGACTTTGCTAAGGCTGAATATCAAGGCGAAACTGTCACTCTGAATAAGCCTCGTCGTATCAAAGGTGGCAACAAGAAGTTTGAGGTGTTCGTACAGGACGGCGGTAAGGTCAAACGGGTAGCTTTCGGTGATCCTAACATGGAAATCCGTAGGGACGATCCTAAAGCTCGTGCCAATTTCCGCTCCCGCCATTCCTGTGATACCAAGAAAGATAAGACAACGGCTGGCTACTGGTCATGTCGTATGTGGGAATCCAACACATCGGTGGGTGAAATGACAAAGAATATCGAAGGTAAAATCCTTAAGACCGACGACGAACAGCGTATGGTCTACGGATGGGCTTCTGTAGTTACAGAAAAAGGTGAAGCCGTTATTGATCGTCAGGGTGACGTTATCGAAGCTGGCACACTGGTAAAAGCCGTTAATGAATTTATGGAGCATGTGCGGGTCGGCAAGGCTATGCACGTTGGAGATCAGGTTGGCGTAGTTGTCCACTCTCTTCCTATCACTAAAGAAATTGGTGATGCTCTTGGTATCCAGTCTGACCGTGAAGGATGGGTTGTCGCTTACAAAGTATTCGATGATACCGTCTGGGATATGGTCAAATCTGGTGAACTCGCTGCGTTCTCTATAGGTGGACGTGCTATTAAGGAGGAAATCTAACTTGCCTAATCTCCTGAAAAACTTGCACCTTGAAGAACTTTCCCTTGTGGATCGTCCAGCCAATGCACAAGCAATGGTTTCCCTCTTCAAGCGTGACAATTCCGAAGAGGAAATTACGAAAATGAATGAAGATATGGAAGCCAAAGTAAAGGCGTACATGGATGACAAAGGTTGTGGACGTGGCGAAGCTATGAAAGCTCTCGGTTACGACATGGAAAAAGCTGATGAAGCTGTTGAAGAGGTCGCTGAGAAGTCTGACCTTGAGGCTGTAGAAGCTCCCGAAGTTGACGTTGAAGCACTTAAGGCTGACTTTGATCGTCTTTCTGCTGAGAACCAACATCTCCGCAAAGGTTTGATTGACAATGGTTACGTTATCCGTGCCGACTCAATCGAAAAGAAAGCGGAAGAAGAAATGATGGACATCGACGGTGAGATGGTAGCTAAGAGCGACATCCCAGCCCCAGTCCTGAAAGCACTCGAAGCTGCTGCTGTAGCCAAGCGTGAACATGAAATCGAAAAGGCTGACCTTGAGTTGACAAAGAAAGCGGAAGAAGTTCTGCCACACTTTGAAACTGGTGCAGCTAAGTCACTTCTGAAATCATTCTCAGAAGATGAAGCAATTATGGTAATGCTCAAGGCCGCTGATGCAGCTTTTGAAGCCTCCATGCAAGAATTTGGTAAGTCCGATGTAGACGGTGAGTTCGCTACCTCTGCTGACAAACTGGATGCTCTCGTGAAGTCCTACATGGACGAAAACCAACTGAAAAAGAGTGAGTTCGCCAAGGCTTATGCTGCTGTAGCTAAGACCGACGAAGGCAAAGCACTCATCACTAAATCCTACAAAGGGGAATAACAATGGCCGTTATGCAGTCTCGTGATAACCGCACTTTCATCGCTGGGGAAGACCTTTCCGCAGCACAATTCAAATTCGTAACTCTGGAAGCCGATGGTCAAGTTGATCTGGCTGACGCTGCTGGTGAGAACGCTATTGGCGTATGTCTCGCTGGTGCTGCCGCTGGTGCTGCTGTAACAGTATGTATCTCTGGCTCCGTAATGGTAGAAGCTGGTGGTGCTATCACTGCTGGCGACCAAATCCAAACTGGCGCTGACGGTACTGCCCTCTTGGCTGCCACTGGTGATGTTGTACTTGGTTATGCCCGTGAAGATGGCGTAGATGGTCAGATCATCGAAATCGAAATGATCCAAGGCGGCAACGTAGCAGCCTAATCTAGCATTTAAAGGAATAATCTAATGCCACTTTTGACCCCATCACAGGTACATATCGACCAGCCGTTGTCCAACTTGACACTGGCCTATGTACAAGAACAAACTAACTTTGTCGCTGATAAAGTATTCCCAACCGTAGGTGTTGCTCGTCAGTCTGACAAGTATTACATCTATGACCGTGCGAACATGAACCGCTCTGGTGACGTAAAGAAACTTGCGCCACGCACAGAAGTTAACCGCATCGGTATGGCAATCTCCAACGCCGCTTACTACGCTGACGTTTATGGCCTCGGCATGGACTTCGATGAGCAGACTATTGCTAACGAAGATGCAATGTTGGAAATCCGTTCCGCTGGCGCACAGACATTGACAACTCGCTTGTTGATTGACCGTGAAGAGCGTTTCGCTGACACCTTCTTCAAGGCTGGCGTCTGGACTACAGACGTAACTCCTGCAAACCTGTGGTCTGACTACACTAACTCTACACCAATCACTGATGTAACTACTGGTCGTCGCACCATGCAGTTGGCATCAGGTGGCTTCAAGCCAAACACAATGGTTGTTGGTAAAGAAGTTCGTGACATCTTGGTTAACCACCCAGACATCCTTGCCCGTTTGAACGGTGGCGCAACTGTATCAAACACAGCTTTGATTACAGATGCTAAACTGGCAGAAATCTTTGAAGTAGAGAACTTCTACGTCATGGAAGCTGTTAAGAACGGTGCTGTTGAAGGTCTGGCCGAAAGCAATAGCTTCATCGGTGGTAAGAACGCTCTGTTGGTACACACACCTCGTGCATCCGGTCTGATGACCCCTGCCGCTGGTTTGACATTCGCATGGAACTCAGTTCCCGGCGTAAACAACCTCGGTGTTACCGTTGAGTCCTTCTCTGACGATGCTCTGAAGCGTCAGCAAGTTGCAGAACATATCCAAGTTAAAATGGCCTATGACATGAAAGTCACAGGTGCAGACTTGGGTTACTTCTTCTCAGCCGTAATCGCCTAAGCGATAATACTAAAGGTGTACCCTGAGCTTAACGGCTTGGGGTACAACCCAATATATAACAGAACATAACAGTATTCATATAATGGAGAGTCCCTATGCACCCCACATACTTGGGTTGGCAGGTCGATTGGCCTGTGTTTATCAAGATGCCTTTACTGGCGGATAATACGAATTGGAAACGTGGAGATCACTTTAACTGGGCAGAGCGAGGAATAGACCAAGACAAGGTTGCTACCTTATACGCCTCTGGTTACATTCACCACAACAAAGAGCTAGAGGTTCAGAACAAGGTTGGAGATCGACTGTCTGAACTAGCTGGTAAAGACTTAGAGACCTTAGTAAACTTACTTAATGTCGAGGTAAACAAACGTACCTCCAGTAAGACAGAGTTTGAAGCTAAGAAGTGTAAGAAGTCTAAGATTGACGACAAGCAACGTGGTCTAATCAGACGCTTCCTTAATGTTAATCGCTGGATTACAGAAGACTTCTACGACAT